CGCTACAGGAACTGATTGATCCTGCAAACTTTAAGTCATATAACGAATTGAAAACTAAATTGTTCCGTGTACTTGCACTTGACGAAGAAGCTTCAGTTCCTGCTAAAGCAGAAGATGATGAGTTTGATCTATCCAGTATGGGTAACCAATCAACAGCAGCTCCAACGCCTAGTGCTCCAGAAGCAATGCCTGCATCGTCAACAGCCATGGCTATGGATGACGATGATGATCTATCGATCTTCAAGGAACTAGCGAATGGCTAATAAAACCTATGAAGAGGTTTTAGATTTCGACTTCGGCTTCAGCTTTATTGATGAAGAACTTCAAGCAAAAAGTGCTGAAGCCGAAGAAACTATTCAGAACATCAGCAGCGAAAAGCAAACTTTAGAAGATCAATTAGTTGATGCTAAAGTTACTGCTGATGATTTTGAATATCGATTAGAACTTCTATATAAATCTGTATCGCCATTCTTGGATAACCTTTGTAAAAATTCAGACAAGTCAACAATTTATTGGCCTGATCGAGTTGCAAAAATCAAAGCTTATAAATCAAAGCTGCTCACTATTGTGGAAGGAAAGTAAACTATGAGTCTATTAGACAAACTCGTGAAAAATAGCACCATTAAGATGTCGGCTCCTTTATTGGAATCGAAAGTTTATGGTAAGAAAGATATGGCACCCACTAATGTGCCAATGGTAAACGTTGCTCTATCAGGTCGCATTGATGGCGGATTATCACCAGGATTACTCGTCTTGGCAGGTCCTTCTAAGCACTTTAAATCAGCATTTGCTTTGTTGATGGCAGGCGCTTATATGCAACGTAATAAAGACGCAGTACTTTTGTTTTATGATGCGGAATTTGGTACGCCACAAGCTTACTTTGAATCATTCGGTATTGACATGGATCGCGTAGTCCATACACCAATTACCAATGTTGAAGAACTTAAGTTTGACATCGCGCACCAACTAGACCAAATTACCAAAGGTGAAAAGGTAATTATTGTCATTGATTCAATTGGTAACCTTGCTTCTAAGAAAGAAGTTGCTGACGCGCTTGACGGCAAATCAGTAGCAGATATGTCTAGAGCTAAGGCACTTAAATCTCTTTTCCGCATTGTAACGCCTCACCTCAACCTTAAAGATATTCCATTGATTGCGGTTAACCATACCTATCAAGAGATTGGATTGTTTCCTAAGGCTGTTGTTTCTGGTGGCACTGGCATTTACTATTCAGCTGATGCTATTTGGATCATTGGTCGCCAACAAGATAAAGTTGGTACTGAAATTCAAGGCTATCACTTCATCATTAACATTGAGAAATCTCGACATGTTAAAGAGAAGTCTAAGATTCCAGTCTCGGTATCTTGGGAAGGCGGTATTGTTAAGTGGTCTGGTTTGATGGATATTGCTGAAAAGGGCGGTTATCTAAACAAACCTAAAGTTGGTTGGTATGAAGCAATCGATCCATCTACTGGTGAAGTTATTTCTGAGAAACTAATGCGTGCTAAAGAAGTTAACGATAATAAAGAATTCTGGATGATGATGTTTGAAAAGACTGACCTATCTACCTATATTAAGAACGCATTTACTATCGGTGCTTCAGGCTCAATCATGCGCGACGATGATCAACCTGATGTTGTTAACGCTAAAGATTAAATAACTGTTGACATTCTATATGATGTATATTATTATAGTAAATAATACTTGAATGCGCTGGCGGCTAATTGTATTGGTCGCCAGTACTCAACTTAATAATCGGAAAACGCAATGATTGAAAACACCGTTCTATCAAATCTTATCTTTAATGAAGAATATTACCGCAAAGTTTATCCTTATATCAAGGACGATTACTTTGATGATAGTAGTCTTAAAAAGATCTTTGATACCTATTCAACTTACGTTGAAGAATATAAAGCTCCACCTTCTATTGAAGCTCTTAAAATCTCCCTCGATAAACGCAAAGACTTAAACGAATCTTCTTACCAAAGTATGATGCAAACCGTTGATGGTCTGCAAATAGACAATGAAACTAATTTTGATTGGCTTGTTAAAGAAACTGAAAAGTTTTGCCAAGATAAAGATTTGTTTAACTCTATTCGTAAAGCTATTCTTATTATGGATGGTGAGGAAAAAGATTTAGACAAGGGTGCTATCCCACAACTACTTTCAGACTCATTAGGTATCAGCTTTGATACATCTGTAGGTCACGATTTTATTGAAGACTCTGATGCGCGTTATGAATTTTACCATCGCAAAGAAGAACGCATGCCGTTCGATATTGATCTTCTAAACAAGATCACTAAAGGTGGATTGCCTCGTAAATCTTTAACTGTATTACTAGCTACAACTGGTGGCGGTAAATCTCTAGTTAAATGTCACGCAGCTGCTAGTTATCTAATGACTGGCAAAAACTGTTTGTATATTACTATGGAAATGGCTGAAGAACGTGTTGCAGAACGTATCGATGCTAATATGATGGATGTTACTCTTGACGAATTAAAAATGTTACCACGCGATGTTTATAAGAAACGCATGGATCGTATCAAATCAAAATGCACTGGTCAGCTAGTTATTAAGGAATACCCGACAGGTTCTGCTCACGTTGGTCACTTCCGACATTTACTTAATGAATTAAAAATGAAGAAGAACTTTACTCCTGATGTAATCTTTGTTGATTATCTAAACATTTGTGCATCACAACGCGTTAAAGGTGCTGCTGCGGCAAACAGTTATACTCTGGTAAAATCTATTGCTGAAGAAATCCGTGGTCTTGCTATGGAATACAACTGTGCTGTTGTTTCTTCATCTCAGTTTAACCGTGATGGCTATGGTAACTCTGATGTAGATCTTACAAACACTTCTGAATCTATGGGTATTACCCACACCGCCGATTGTATTATTGGTTTGGTTACAACTGAAGAACTTGATAATCTTGGTCAGCTAATGATGAAACAACTTAAAAACCGCTGGGGTGCATTGGATTACTATCGTCGGTTTGTTGTTGGTATTGATAGAGCTAAAATGCAAATCTTTGATCTTGAAGAAGGCGCGCAGCGTGGCATCGGAGGTACAAGTGCTGCTAATACTGCTTCGTTTGGTAGTTCAAATCAAGGTGGTGATAAGACTGCGTTTGGTGGTGGCGGTAATAAGAAATCAATGTTCGCAGCTGGTGACATTACGTAAATAGTATAAATAACAGAAAGTATACTTAAGATGGTTAACAACATGCAGACGTTTTCAAAATTCCTGTCAGAGGCGGCTATGGTAAGCAATTTAAAATCTTATATCAGAGACGCACTCGACGTGACACTTACAGCATCAAGCGGCGGGGTTAACCATATTCGATTTCCAATGGCTGGTAGAGATGCAGATCACGCCAAGGCATTTAAAAAGATAAACATAAAAGTTGTAGAATACGAGAAGACTTCTATCTCAAGCAAATATCCTACTAAGTTGTTAGTGCTTACGAAAGCTGTTGGCAAACTTAGGGTTGGTGATTCCATACCTTGGGTTAACCGACATGCAGGAGCTGCCAAGAGTGGTCCTCGTATGTTTGGCAACAAATCGCTAACACCGGACGCGTTAGGTCTTGCAGGCAGAACACTTACATCTGAACAAATAATGTCTATCATTGAGCCAAAACTTGCAAAGAGTTATAACGCCGATACTGTTGCACAACTTATGGGTATGTGCCAAGCTGTTAGAACTAAAAGCAATAAAATATCATATACTAATTCATTCGATGGACCTGATCTTAGAGTAGTTTCTGCAGACTTCGGTGAAATACTTTCTGCTATATGGTCACAATCTAATCTGCTATTTAAGAGTTCATTCTTTCCTAAATCTAGTAACGAACCCTTAGTAGATTTCTATGGTGTACGGTTTGGTATTGAATATCCAGTGTCAGTTAAATCTGGTGCAGGTAGTAAAGTTTCAATACAAAACATTATTAATTCTATTAACAAAAAAGCTAAGAATGCTTCAGGCGCTGAACTTGCTGCAGAAAAATCTCTTGCGGTATTTAAAATAGTTAATGAAATGCCAATGAAAGATCAAATGATCGAGCTCCACAAATTCATGGATACAGAAGCAATTAGAAAGCTTTCTAGTATTATGAACGTGAGAGTACCCGCTATTACGCAAGATACTATAAAAGATTTTGTTGGTAAGTTTGAAGATCAAAAAGATTTAGTGACTGCGCTTGAACCGTTTTGGAAAGTCATGAACACTAAACTTGAAGAGAAAACTAAAACTGGTGATGATAGGTTTAGACTTGTGCTATCACCGTTAGGCGAATCTATTTGGAAGATACTTAATGCTGACTCTGAAATGCGCGAATCGCTTACGCGCCTAGCTAAGCAAGTTACTCTTATTCAAATCAATATTGATGTAACAAAAACAAATATTCTGTTTAAGAACAATTACTTTAAAAACTCGACGTTTAAATTTGGCTGGGCTGGATACGCTGGTAAAAACAAACTCGGTTTCCAAATGGTCAAAAAGGGATAACAATGCTAAACTTCAAACAGTACCTTTCAGAAGGTAAGAACACTCATATGACTCATGCTGAAGATGCTATCATCGATGGTGGCATTGCAGGGACTAACGGGGTCTTACAGCACTTTAAAGATCTAAAGGATATGCTATCTGGTAACGCAAAATCACCAGTAAATATCAGTGTTAAGTGGGACGGTGCACCAGCTGTTTTCGCTGGAACAGATCCTAGTGACGGTAAGTTCTTTGTAGCGAAAAAGGGCGTGTTTAACAAAAATCCAAAAGTATATAAAAACTATGAAGATATTGATGCAGATACTGCAGGCAAAGAAGATTTGAATAGAAAATTAAAATTAGCGCTTGACGAGTTTTCTAAACTTGGTATCAAGGGCATTGTGCAGGGTGATTTCTTATATGATAAAAGCGATATTAAAGAGGATACGATTGACGGCGAACCGCATATTACTTTCCATCCTAATACGATTGTTTACGCGATACCTAAACAATCAGACCTTGCTAAAACAATACTCAAGTCCAATGTCGGAGTGGTCTGGCACACAGTCTACAGAGGAGACTCTTTTGAATCAATGTCAGCGAGTTTTGGTGAGGAGATTGCATCTGATCTCAAAACAATAAAAAGTTGTTGGTCTGTTGACGCTGTATTTAAAGATCAATCTGGTACTGCAAACTTTACTGCAAAAGAAACAGAAGAACTGGAAAAGGTTTTATCTGCTGCAGAAGCTTTATCTAAAAAGATTCCTCGCAATGCACTAGAAGGCTTAAGTGATAATGGAGATCTTAATAAAAGATTAAACGTGTTTATTAATACAAAAGTTCGCGAAGGTCAGCGTATTGGTAATCCGAAAACATTTGCTAAGCAGTTTCAAACATATTTAAACGGTTACTTTGATAAAGAGATAGATGCTAAGAAGTCGCCAAAAGGTAAAGACACTTGGACTAATAAGAAAAATGACGCTATGGCTTATTTTACAAAGAATAAGTCGAGAGATATTGAAAACGTCTTTACAATGTATAATTTAGTCGTAGATGCAAAGCATATAATTGTTCGAAAGCTAGATAAAGTTGGCGGTCTCAAGACTCTCCTTAAAACCAAAAAAGGATACGAAGTAACGGGACAAGAAGGTTTTGTTGCCATCGACAGACTTGGTAAGAATGCATTAAAGCTTATTGATAGATTACAGTTCAGCAAAGCTAATTTTTCAACAGATTATATTAAAGGATGGAGCAAATAATGGCTATATGGAACAAATTAACACAGGCGTTTACTCCTAATGGTACAACTCTATTTGAAACGCAACAGCTCGCAACTAAAGATGGCGCAATAGTAGATGGAGATAATCCATTACCAGTATCAATTGGTGGCGAATCTGTTACGATTACTGGTGATGTAACTATTCCAGGAACAATTGCGGTAACTTCTGATGCTAGTGATCCGGTTCACAACCATATCACACAGGTTGGAACAGGAGCTATTCTTGCAGTTGACTATTTGCCCGTTGGCGGAACAGTAAGCGTAGACAATTTCCCTGCCGCTCCT